GCCCTCTCCCGCGACGTATTTCTTCGCGGACCCGTATGGCGAACTGCACGAATTCACCGAAGCGTCGAAGGCGGTAACCGAGTTCAGCGACGCGCTGGAGCGGGTGCGCAACAATGTGCGCGGATTGGAGGCGATCTGGGAGAACGGTGCGCGGCTGATCTCGACATTGCGCGAGACCGGCTACGAGGCGGAGGCGGATCAGCTCAACGATCAGTACGCGATGATGACAGACGAGGCGCAGTACGCGGCGACGCCCGGGGGGCCCGAGGCGGAGACTATGCCCGAGCAGTCCGAATTCCCCGAAAGTGAGAACCCGGCGCCGCCCAATGAACTACCCCTCCCCCGCGAGCAGGGGAGGGGCGAGGCGCCCTACGATGTGGCCGTGCCTGCAGTGCCGGGCATGGCGGCCAACCAGTGGCATATGGCGGCGCGCTCGAAGCTGCAGGACATGGTGAAGGCGCAGCGCCCGCCGGAGGATTACCGGCGGTTCCGCGAGGCCAACAAGGCGCAGCTCGATCGGCTGCAGGTCGAGCTGCGCTCCTGGTTCAATATGCTGTCGAAGACCATCGACCAGCAGATCGAGGGCGGTGCGCGATGACGGTGAACTTCTTCTCCTTCTCCGATGTCGCGCCGGACACACCGACGATCGCTGACCTGATCAAATGCGCCGAGCGCGAGCTGGCGCTGCGGGAGCGCGTCTACCCCAAACTCGTGCTGAGGGGGAAGATGCGCATCGCCGCAGCGAACCGCGAGATCATCCTGATGAAGGAAATCGTCGAGCAGCTTAAACGGATCAACCGAGCGAAGGAGCGGTTCCGATGAGAGTGTCACTGCCGGGCCTGTTCGCCAACGTCGTTCGCGAGTTGCCGCTGGAGGAACAGGGGCAGTACCGTTTCGTGCTCGACGAAGTGCTGCAACACCTGCGCGAGACGATAGCGGGCAAGCACACACTTGACGAGTTCGCCGAGCATTATTGTCTCAAGGATGCCGCCCGCAGGCTGAAATCGTGAGCGACTACATCCCGTTCGACATCGGTAGCTGGAGAGCGCGGCCGGGCTGCGAGTTCGAATGCCCGCGCCACGGCAAGCAATTCGGCGGGCCAGCGATCGAGGTGAGCCCGCGCCCGGGCGAGGTGATCCAGCGGAATTACTGCGGCCCGTGCTTGCTGGAGGTGCTGAAAGACTGCACCGCGTGGACATGACCTGCACCGGGTGCTGGGGCACCGGGCGGCGCTGGGTGCTGCCGTATCTGTGCCTGCCCTGCCCGGATTGTCACGGTTTCGGGATCACGTATTGCTGCGACCATGCGGGCAGCGCCTGCCCAGAAACGCAAAAAGACCTCCGAGCCGAAGCCCGGAGGTCAACACCTGAACGAGGAGATCAATGTCGCAGAGACTATGCCCTCCCCTCTAACGCCTCAAGTCTCTCGGCGAGTTCCTTGACCGCGTTGGTCAAGAGGTAGACCAGCATCCCCGGCGCCACCGTGGCGTAGTTGTGTTCCTCCCCGCTGCGGCGGTCGGGGACCATCGTCTGCCCGACCATCTCCGGCACCACTTGCTCGACCTCCTGGGCGATCAGCCCGTAGCGCATCTGCGCCGCGTCCGGTCCGCCGCCCATCGGCGCGTCGTCGCGATAGCGGAAGGAGACCGGCCGCAGTTGGCGCAGCGCGTCCAGCCCGCGCTCGTAGGGCTCGATGTCGCGCTTCAATTCGGCGCCGCTAAAGGTGCGCCAGAAGCCCTCGACGTTGTAGGTCACCCCACCGTTGAACTGCACAAAGGTGTTGGTGGTGCCGAGGTAGGTGAATAGGTGGAAGTTGTTGGAATAGTAGTTGTACCCGGTCGAGTACAAGGTCAGGCAGGGATACCCGTTTGGGGTCAGGATGGTGAAGGCGTCCTGCGCCCCCATGTGGGCGAAGGGTGCGTTGCTTATGTAATAATACGGGGTGTTTACCGACCCTGACCCGGTGACCCGGCCGCTGATGATGCAATCGGAATAGCCGTAGATCGTGCTGGTGACGCTGAGGTAGCTGGCGGTGATCAGCGGCCCGCTGGCACTGATCTGGTTAGCACACCCGATGTTGCCGTTGGCGTTGAGGTTCCAGGTGATGATGGTGCCCTGGTAGACCTGGAAGTTGCCGGCGGTGGTCAGGTAGTTGCTGCCGGCGTCGTACAGGGGGCTGCACCCGCCGATCTGCCAGGTGCCGGCGATATAGCCGTTGCTGTAGGCGTTGAGCGCGCCGGCCACCGAGAGCCCGCCCGAGGCGATGGCGAGGCCGTTGTAGACGGTCCCCCCGCTATTGAACGTGGTGGCGCCGGTTACCGAGATCCCGCCCGAGGCGACGTTCAATCCGTTAGCGACATAACACCCGCCATACAGGGCTGTGTAGGCTGAGACGCCAAGGTTGCCGGATTGGACGTTTAGTCCGTTGTAGATGTTGGCGCCGCCATTGACCACCAGACCCCTGGTGATCGTCGCGCTGTCGACGTAGATGCCTTGCCCCGTGGTGAGCTGCCCGACGACAAAAAGGCTCTGGTAGAAATGCCCGTGGCCGCTGAGGTCGATCTCGAAACGCACCGCGCTGGCGGTCTCGTCGGCGACCAGGTAGCTGCCGCCGGGGCCGCATCCCTCGGTCCAGTCGCGGGTGCCGCCGACGATGTAGTGGGTGCGGGCGTAGAACCCGTGGTCCGCGTAAATCTGCCAGGGGTCGTTGCCGCCGGGGATATAAGCCCGCCCGCCGCCATTCAGGTAGGTGTACTGGTTGACGGTGAGCTGGCCTAGCGCGTTGGCGTTGTTGTGCAGGTAGATGAGCTGACCGACGCCCGCATAGATGTCGGTCGTGCCGGTGTGACCGCCGCCGATCGACAACTGGTTGACCGTGTTGATCCCGATAATGCCTCGTGGATTGTTGCTCGGGTCGCGCCCGTAATAGAACGCGTTGTTCGGGATGACGATGTTGCCGGCGTTGCCGGTCACCCAGACCGAACCTCCCGACGCCGTGTCGAGATAGATGCTGCCGCTGGAGCCGCCAGCGACGTGCACCGAGTTGTCGGAGAGCAACCCGACGACGGGGCGGGCGGTGCCGCCGGTATCGCGGCCCGACCACGACACATTGTTGGCGACCACCGGGCTGCCGTTGATCACCACGTAGGGCGATGAGCCGTCATTGATATAGACGTTGTTGTCGCTCGACTTGATGATCAGACCGCGCGCCGTGCCGCCGGTGTCCCGGGCGTAGTACCAGGTGTTGTTGGCCAGGACCGTCGAGATGCCAGATTGAAACTGGATGTTGCCCACCATCGTGCCGCCCGCCAGCGGCAGGTAGGCGCCGAGGTTCGGTCCCGGCGGGATGAGCGCCAGCATGTATGCCGACAGCGCCGAGGAGAACTCGCCTATCCAGGCGATGTCGTTGCCGTCGTCGGGGATGTATTGCTGGAGTTGCTGGCTGATCCACAGGCACAGCGAGTGCGCCACAAAGGTGCCCTGTCGCATCGCCTTGTTGTGGAAATTGGAGCGGGCCAGCCCCGGCAAGGCGCCGGTCGGGCGCTGCGGGTCGGCGTTGTAGTCGGCCTGGCTCTCGATGTTGGCGCCGCCGCCCACCGCGTACATCAGGAAGTCGGTGCCCACCGTGCCGAGCGGCGTCACCTCGTCGCGCGGTGTGAGGTCGAGCGGCGCGCCGCCGTCAACCGAGGGAGCGTTGTCACTCATACCGTTACTCCCCCAAGATGATTGGCGAGATACCCAACCCCGGCGGCACCAGGGTGCCCCAGGCACCCTCGTCCCACCCCGCCACGGAGCTGGTTTCGGCGTCCCAAGCGAATAGCGGCACGCCGGGCTCGGTCTGAAAGATGTAGCTGATCAGCGCGATGCCCTCGGGCTTCAGGTCCATCTGGCCGCTGGTGAATAGCGACAGCAGCACGGTGTCGGGGGCAGTCTCCCACAGGAGCCCGTACATCATGGTCATGTTGCCGTAGTCCTGGATCACCACCTTCAATCCGGTCCAGTGGAACAGCGTGTCCCACGCGGCATAGGCGGCGGGGACCGAGCCGTCCCAGTGGTTGGCGATGACCGTGGCGTACAGCAGCAGCCGGTAGTGGTAGTCGTCCAGCCGCTGCAAGGCGTTCTGGCTGTCGAACGGCCCCTTCCAGTTGGCCTGGTTCCACCCCATCCCCTCGAAGTCCCACGAGAAGAACGGGTTGGGCAATTCGATCCAGCGCGACTTGCCGATCCACTGGCCGGTGAAGTCCTCCTGCTCGCCGTGGCTGTAGTCGAGGTCGAACAGCCCCGGCAAGGTGGCGGCAAGCGTCGTGTCGGCCACCACCGGGTCGACCGATAGGGAAACCGTCTTGACGTATTTCGGTCTCGGTTTGTGCTCGCTGGTGATCAGCCCCAGCCAGTGGTCGAGCGGCTGCACCGGGAACGGCAGCGGGTAGGCTGGCAGCGGCTCCAGGAGCTCCGAGCGCAGGAGCTGGGCCGACACCATCGTGGTGATCCGGCCGCCCCGGGTCAGCGCGAACAGCGGCTGGGCGGTGCCCTGGAGCCTGACGGTGGTCTTTATCCTGGCGGGCCAGAGAAACGAAATGCCGAGGGGTACCTGCCGGTCCGACCACCCCTGTAACGCGCCGACAGTCTTGATCTGGCCCGAGAGAGAGATCGTGCCGGAGACTTGGCTCTGGCTGCGTGCCGCTGATGTTGAGGCCAGGCGGGCGGCGAGGCGCAACTGCGGCACCAGGCTGGCGGCAACGATCTGCGCCTGGCTGGTGACGACGATGCGGCCACTGAGAAAGGAGCCGAGCCCGAAGGCGGCGATGCGCGCCGCAGCGCTGGTGCGGATGCGCCCCGAGAGAACCGGCAGCGGCCCGAGCTGCGCCGATTGCCCGGTGCTGGTGGTCTTGATCCGGGCCGCGAGATTGCGCGGGCTGACGGTGAGGACGAGGCGGGCGGCGCTGTGGGTGGTAACCCGCCCGGTCAGAACGAGCGTGGTCGCCAGCGGCGTTGCCTGCATGGGGTTAGGCGCTGGTCAGGATCAGCGACGCGATCGGGAAGGTCGGCTGCACCCCGGCGATGATCTGCTGTCGCACGATCTTGCGCACCATGCCGTTGCCGCTGGAACTGGTGTTGACCACGGTGCCGGCGTTGTTGACCGAGAACGTGTCGGTCAGCGGGTTCTGCACCGTCAAGATGCCGGTGAAGTTGCCCTGGCTGAAGCTCGGCGACACGCCGCCGTACTCGGTCGAGAAGATCACGCTGTCGCCCGCCAGGTAGCCGTGCTGCGAGGCGCTGAAGACGGCCGGCGAGGCGGCGCTGATTTGGGTCGGCAGCCACGCGAAGGAGCCGAAGTAGTCCCAGGCGATCAGGTTCCCCGCTGTCGGCGCGTCGTACAGCCCAAAGGCCACGATGGAGCCCCAGTCGCTGGTCGAAATCGCGAAGGTGATCCCTTGCGCGTTGGTGATCTGGCTCGGGCTGGAGCCGCTCGGAGCGTTCCAGGCAGCGGCGGTGGTCGAGGCCCTGGCGTAGGCGCCGCCGGTGACCTCGGTAAAGCCCGTTCCCGCGTCGTTGCCCGCCGCCGTGAACAGCGCGACATAGCTGCTCGGCATCGGAAAGATTGCGGCTTTGCCGGTGATGTGCCCGAGGAGCCCTTGGGCGGTTCTGTCCGTCAGTCCGGTCATGGGCTTTCCTCTATGGCAGGATCGAAATTTGGATGTTGCTGATGTCGGCCGTTGCCGCCTCGATGTACGAGACCGTCACGTCGGTCTGGGCGAAGGGCGCCGCGTCGCGCGACTGGCTGACCACCGTGACGTCGTAGGTCAGCCCGTCCGGCTCGGGCAGTTGCGTCGCAGCGATCAGCTTCGAGTAATACGAATCGTAGCCGATCGGCAGACCCGTCAGGTAGGCGATGACGCTATCGGCCATCTGCTGTTCGATCGTGGCGGTAAAGCCCGGCAGCGCCCGCACCTGAATGTGCACGCTGATCGGCACCAGCCGCAGCTCGAAGAAGTTGATGATCGACGGCACCCCCCGGCTGTCGAATACGAGAATCGGGGTGTCGCCATAGGTCGGGGAGCCCGGCGTCTTGCGCAGCGCAATGGCGTTGGCGATGTCCTGCGCCGAGCCGCCCTGCACCACCGCCGCCATCGCATAGGCCGGAATGCCGTTCTGGTCGGGCAGGTTGGTCGCGTTCTCGTAGACCATGACTCGGGTGACGCCGACCAGATCCTCGATGGCGCCCTGGATGCCTTCGACCACGGTTTGGCTCGGGTTGGCCACCGACTGCGACTGCCGCCGCCGCAGCGCCGCGTCGCTCTCGACCGGATTGCCGCGATCGGCCTCGGTGGGGTTCTCCACCGTCTGCCAGCCGGGCACCGGGGTGACGATCTCGGTGATCGCCCCGGCATTGGCTGGCACCGCGCCCGCTACGGTACAGATCGCGGTGACGATGATCTCGCCCTCGGGCGGGATGACGACGCCGGGCGGCAGGCGCCACTGGGTGCCGAGGTTGAGGTTGTCGGCCACCAGGGTGCTGCCGATCAGGGTCCCGGCCTGGCCGACACAGCGCAAGGTGACGCTGCTGTTGCTGGCGATCAGCCGCCGGATGCCGTTGATCTTGACGACGGAGCTGAGCCCCACCCCTTGGGCGTAGGTCGGGCTATATGCCTGGTAGGCGGCGGCCACCGTCTGGTTGCTGTCGTTGATCGCCGCTGCCAGCACCGATACCCACTGGCCGTCCTGCGTGTCGGGGTCGAGGTCGACATCGGCGCCGTAGATCAGCCGGTACTGCTCCTGGAAATAGGCCAGCACCTCATTGTAGAGCGGGACCGAAACCCCGTTGGAGTCGATCACCGCCACCGGAAGCGCCATAGCTCACCTTCGCGACAGGAGGGGTGCGGGCGGACGCCGCTGCGGCTCGACCACCTGAAACTGAATGCTCGGCGCGGCGGCAGCGACGGCAGGGATGATGGTAAATTCGAGCGAGCTGCCGTAGATCGTGTCGACCCGCATATTGACGCTGTAGGCCCGCGTGTCGGGGTCGAAATGGCTGCCGTACTGGCTGATGCCGATGACGCCCTTGGTCATCACCACCCGCTCTTTCAGCGCCATGTCGCGGCTGAGCTGGGTGTGCTCGGCCAGGATGCGGCCCTGCCGCACCACGTCGGCGTTAAGGGGAAACCCGCCCCACGGGGTGCCTTCGCGGAT